TATATGGAACTGCAACCCAATCATCCTCCTGTGTATGAAAAGGTTGCTGGTGTTCTCTCTCCTGAGGCAACTTTCCGTCTGATGAATTTCTTCACCAGTAAAGTGAATAACCGAGTTCTTGATGAACAACTTAAGAACATCTGGTCTGTTTGTTATGCATATCAGAAACGTGCTGGTATTGTTCCTCCTCACCTGGACCTTTCTGGTTCTCCTATCGGTGAAAGTATGATGGCACTTCATTCTTTGATTCCTGATTTCCAGGTAAAGAATAAACTTCAGAAGGTGAATGTTGTTTTCTTGACTGATGGTGAGGGATACCAAAATTCGGTGACGGTTGCTCGCAAGGGTCGTTATCCCGATTCTCCTGAATACATTGGCAATACAAAACACGCTCGCACTGCGATTCGTGATAGGAAGACTGGTCGTGTGTATCCTGCTCTTGATTATGATAACTTCCCTCGTTATGCCAAAGTTCTTCTGCAAACTGTGAAAGATAGGTTCCCAACTGTGAATCTGATTAACTTCCGTATCACTCCTGGTCGTGATTTTTCGACTTGCTATCGTTGGTATGGCAATGGTCAGGAAAACTATGAGAAAGTGAAATCAGATTATCGTAAGAATGGGTGCGTTCAATTTCAAGATACTGGTTTCGACCAATTCAATGTGATTACTTCATCTTCTCTCGCACAAGATGAAGACTTTGTTGTTCCTGAGAATGCAACGAAAGCACAAATCAAAACTGCTTTCACTAAAGTTCTTGGTAAGAAAAAGACTAACAAGAAAATTCTTGGTTCTTTTATCGGTCTTGTTGCCTGATCACCTGGGGGACCGCCCACTGAATATCCCTCTATACCTTTTTCCGTGTTATGATTACGAAGTAATCAACCAAACCGATGCCTAACAAATCCAACATCATGATCGAACAAGCAATCAATATTTTGAAAGAAAAGTTTGGCACCGAGTTTGGTGTTGATGCTGTCAAAGAAGTGGCAGACGAACTGAATACAACCTATGCAACTCTCTCCAAGTATCTGAATGAATACAAGGTTGGTCGTGGTAAATGGAATCTGGAGCAAACCGTGCAAGACCTTGAAGAAACTTACAACTCTCCTGCCGCAGAAGGTTCTGATACGGTTCCTGGTGTGGCAACTATGAATTCTGTCGCTCAAAATCTCATCCCTAATAAAGATGCTACCTTCGTCAGCTTTGGTAACTTTTCGGATATTAAGAAAGTTGTTCAGTCTGGTCTATTCTATCCTGCTTTCATCACTGGTCTTTCTGGCAACGGAAAAACTTTCGGTGTGGAACAGTCTTGTGCCCAACTTGGTCGGGAACTGATTCGTGTCAACATCACCATTGAAACTGATGAGGATGACCTGATTGGTGGTTTCCGTCTTGTTAATGGGGAAACTGTATGGCACAATGGTCCTGTTGTGGAAGCAATGGAACGTGGTGCAATCCTGCTTCTGGATGAGATTGACTTGGCATCTAATAAGATTATGTGTCTGCAATCTGTTCTTGAGGGTAAAGGGGTGTTTCTCAAGAAAATTGGTAAGCATGTTGTTCCTAAAGCAGGTTTCAACGTGATTGCGACTGCCAACACCAAGGGTAAGGGTTCTGATGACGGTCGTTTCATCGGCACTAATGTTCTCAACGAGGCATTCCTGGAACGATTCCCTATCACCTTCGAGCAAGAGTATCCTACTATCAGTGTTGAGACTAAAATTTTGACTAAAGTGGCAGAGTCTCTTAAAATTCCTATGATTGGTGAGCATACTGACTTCATCAAACACCTTTGTACTTGGTCTGAGATTATTCGTAAGACCTTCAACGATGGTGGTATTGATGAAGTTATCAGCACTCGTCGTCTGGTTCATATTATCAAGGCATATTCTATCTTCGGTAAGAAGGACAAAGCAATCAAAGTTTGTCTGAATCGTTTTGATGATGAAACTAAAACAACTTTTGTTGAGTTGTATGATAAGATTGATGCCGAGTTTCAATCTTCAATTGACAACTCACAAACAAATTGATAGAATGAGGGGAGGTAAAATTATCTCCCCTTTTATTATGGATGATCATCTTTATTCTGGTAATGATTTTAAACTTATGCCTGATCTAAACAAATATAAGTCTTCTATTAACTCTAATGATATGATTGATATCAAAAAACCTTCTGATTCAAACGCAAATCATTTTTGGAAATATAATGAAGACAAAATTCTCAAGCAACTTGAAGAATATATTGCAGGTACTTATAGTCAGCATTATGTAGATAGAACTGGTGGTGGAACAGAGCAGACACTAGATAAAATTAAACACAATCGTCGTGAAGGATTTTGTGCTGGCAATATTACCAAATATACAGATCGTTACGATACAAAAGGCACTCCTCGCGCTGATTTATTCAAAGTTCTTCATTATACTATTCTTTTGATCAACCATCTTAATCTTATTGAAAACAAGTGATTATGAAACTCTCTGATAAAACTCTAACTCTGCTTAAGAATTTTTCTTCTATTAATCAGTCCATTCTTTTCAAGGAAGGTAGCAATCTCCGTACAATCAGTGTCATGAAAAACATCTTGGCAGAAGCAACAATTGAAGAGGAACTGCCTAAGGACTTTGGAATTTATGACCTGAATCAGTTTTTGAATGGTCTGAATCTCCATCAGAATGCTGAACTTGATTTTCAGAATGATGGATATGTAGTGATTAAAGAAGGTAAGTCTCGTTCTAAGTATTTCTTTGCGGATCCTAATGTAATCATTACTCCTCCTGAAAAAGATATTGTTCTTCCTAGTGAAGATGTTTGTTTCCTTCTTGATACAAAGGAACTTGATAAACTCCTTAAGGCTGCTGCTGTGTATCAACTTCCTGACCTGTCTGTGGTTGGTGAAGCAGGTGTGGTGAAACTGGTTGTTCGTGATAAAAAGAACGATACTTCTAACGACTTCTCTGTAGTTGTTGGTGAAACTGATGAAACTTTCTCCTTTAACTTCAAGGTAGAAAATCTTAAAATTTTGAATGGTTCTTATGAAGTTGTGATCTCTCAAAAACTTCTTTCTAGGTTTGTCAATAAAAGTTATGATGTAAAGTACTATATCGCACTTGAACCTGATTCTACATTTGGTTGATACAGTATAAAAAGTTTGGAGACTTTATTTTGAATATCTTTGTCACTTCTCCATTTCCTACCGAAAGTGCAATTGTACTTCCGGATAAACACATTGTTAAAATGCCCTTAGAGTGTTGTCAGATGCTCTCTATCGTTGCCTCAGACAAGTGGGGACACGGGTACGGCACTCTCCCTAAAGCAGATGGGACCCCCTATAAGACTGAGAAGGGAGCATTCCGCAATCATCCCTGTACCAAGTGGGCTATGGAGAGTATCCATAATGCCTACTGGTTAATTAAGTGGGGATTGAACTTGTCTGATGAATACTGCCTGCGGTATAATAAAACTCACTCCTGTTATAAAACTCTTGTGGATGCATACTATTTGTTTCCCAAGGGTAAGATTACAGAGGTGACTCCATTTGCTCGTGCTATGCCTGAGGAATGGAAGTTTGACGATACTATTGATACATTTGAAGCATACAAAAGATATATTGCTTCCAAACCTTGGGTTGCAGATAACTATCTTCGTATGCCACAAAGAAAACCTTCGTGGATAAATTAAATTATGGAAATCACTGATAATAAACCATTTTTGTGGGTTGAGCGATGGGCACCAGAATCTGTCGAAGATTTGATTCTTACTAAAAGTGTAAAAGAATTTTTTGTTGATGTAATTAATCAAGGACAACTAAATCAGAATCTTATTCTTCAAGGATCTCAGGGATGTGGAAAAACTCAAACAATTAAAACTCTCTGTAAGATTACCAAACAAGATGTATTATTTTTGAATGGTTCGTCTGAAGGAAGATATCTGGATACTATTCGCAATCAAGTCATTAATTTTGGAACAACTGTTTCTATGTTTAATGATAAGAAAAAGGTGGTATTTTTTGATGAGTTTGATGGAACTACCAATGATGTGATGCTCTGTCTTCGCGGTGTTATTGAGCAACTTCATAACAATGTTTGTTTTATTTTTACTTGTAACAATTTAAATAAGATTATTGAACCAATTCAAACAAGATGTGTTGTTCTTAAATATACTCCTATTCCAAAGGGCGAAAAACCTCAGTTGATGACTTCTATTTTTAATAGAATGTCTTATATTCTTGATCAGGAAAATGTTGAGTATGATAAAAAAGTTGTAGCAGAACTAATTAAAAACTATTTCCCAGATACAAGACAACTTCTTAATACTCTTCAAAGATATTCAACTGGTGGTAAAATTGACTCGGGCATTCTTGCTTCATTCTCCGATATTTCTTTAAATGAACTTATTAAAAATCTTAAAGAAAAAAACTTTACAGAAGTTCGTAAGTGGGTGGTCTCCAACTTGGATAACGATGCTTCTGTTTTACTTCGCAGGATTTATGACGCCTCTTTTGATCATCTTTCACCCCAGTCTATCCCTGCTGCCGTTCTTGTTATTGCTAAGTATCAATACCAATGTTGTTTTGTTGCTGACCAAGAAATAAATCTTCTTGCTGCTCTTACGGAGTTGATGTGTGAGGTTGACTTTAAATGACATCAAATAAATCTCTTAAAACATGTCTCCGTTACCCAGGCGGTAAAAGTAGAGCAGTTACTAAAATGGATCCGTATTTTCCAGATCTTCGCAACTATGAAGAGTTCCGCGAACCTTTTCTTGGTGGTGGTTCTGTATCAATTCATGTTACAAAGAAGTACCCAAATCTTAAGATTTGGGTAAATGATCTTTATGAACCGCTAGTAAACTTCTGGCAGCAACTCCAGATGTTTGGAGTTGATTTGAAGGATAAACTTATTGAGTTAAAATCATCACATAATACACCAGATAAAGCAAGGATTCTTTTTAAAGACGCAAAAATTACTATTAACGATCTTCATCAGATTAATTTAGAAAGAGCCGTTGCTTTTTATATTGTCAATAAGTGCAGTTTCTCTGGTCTTACAGAGAGTTCATCATTTTCAGAGCAAGCATCAAATTCTAATTTTAGTATTCGTGGAATTGAAAAACTTCCTGAATATTCAAAACTGATTACAAATTGGCGTATAACTAATTACTCATACGATTATCTTCTGGATGGAGACACTACTGCTTTTGTGTATCTCGATCCTCCTTATGATATTAAGGATAATCTCTATGGGAATAAGGGATCAATGCATAAAGGATTTGATCACGATAGGTTTGCTGCTGATTGTGATTTTCGTTATCCGATGCATCAACTAATTAGTTATAATTCTGATCAACTTGTAAAGGATAGGTTTAAGAACTGGAACGCTGCTGAGTTTGATTTAACTTACACGATGCGTTCGGTTGGTGAATATATGCGAGAGCAAAAACAACGTAAAGAACTACTGCTTTTTAATTATGGAATTGAAGGACTGGTTGAACTCAATCAATCAGACGAAGAAAAATCTGATTGAAGAAAATCCCGGAATTTTAAAAGAATATTCTCCTTATATTATTAATCGTTGTCTTAGTGGTAATGTAGATTGCATTATGTATGCTAATGAGATGAATATGCATCATCAACTCGATAAAGATATGCAATATTTGTTTTATCTAAATAGTCTAAGGAAAAAGAAGAGATTTTCTCCCTGGATCCGTAAGGATGAAGTCATAGACTTAGAATGTGTAAAAAAATATTATGGATATAGTAATGAAAAAGCATTGCAAGCACTAAAAATCCTGACAAAAGAACAACTTACTTTTATTAAACAACGACTTGATATTGGAGGAAAAAAAATGACTACTACGGTAGAACCTACTGTTGAATGGTCTCAAGACCAAATGGTAGAAGTAATTCTTAATGAACCTGATGACTTTTTGAAAGTTCGTGAAACTTTGACACGTATCGGAGTTGCATCAAGAAAGGAGAAAAAACTCTATCAATCTTGCCATATTTTGCATAAACAAGGTAGATATTTCATCGTTCATTTTAAAGAGTTATTTGCTCTTGACGGTAAACATGCCAATCTTACCGTAAATGACGTTCAAAGACGCAATCGCATTGTTCGTCTTCTTGCTGATTGGGGACTGATTACTGTTGTTAAAGAAGATAGTGTAACTGATATTGCTCCTTTAAATCAAATCAAAGTCCTTGCATACAAAGATAAGGGTGATTGGATTCTTGAACAGAAATATAATATTGGTAAAAAAGGAAAAGCAGTGGAAACCGAATGATAAGATAGGGAGTTCACCACTCCCTATTTTTGTATATGTTGTATAATTAGTATTGGACGCCTTCGGGGTCCACACAAACAAACTCGCTTTTTAAGGAGCTACCATAATGACTAACCTTACACCTTCTAGGTTTACATCTGCGGATCTTCCTGCACTAATGGATAAGATCACTCGCAACTCAATAGGAATGGATGAATATTTTGATCGTCTATTTCATCTTCACGAAACAACCTCAAACTATCCACCATATAACCTTGTTCAAGTTAGTAATGTAGAATCAAGACTTGAACTTGCACTTGCTGGATTTAAAAAGAAAGAAGTTTACGTTTATACACAAGATGGAAAACTTTTCGTTGAGGGACAAAAAGAGGATAAAGAATCTAATGCCAACTACGTTCATAAGGGACTAGCTCAACGATCTTTCAAGAGGGCGTGGACAATGGCAGATGATACAGAAGTCGCAGATGTCTCCTTTGAAGACGGACTCCTCTCTGTCAACCTAAGAAAGATTGTTCCTGATCACCACAAGAGGAAAGACTATCTATAAATAATAATATCTGTTAAGACGGCAATCTCTACAGATATGATTAGGTGCTTTCGGGCACCTTTTCTATTATAAATAGTAATGCCGTCTTAATAGAATAGAATAGAAATGAACTACCTTAAGGTTTATTGTAACCTTATGAGGGTAGCAGAAAATAGAACTCTACCTAAAGGTTATTTGGAAAAACACCACATTTTTCCTAAAAGTGTTTTTGGAAAAAATGATAGAATAGTGGTTCTCACAGGAAGAGAGCATTATATTGCACACATTCTTCTGCAAAAAATATGTGAGAAGAGATATGGGATAAAACATAAAAATACACAGAAAATGTTATGTGCTCATATTAATATGAAATCCAAGGGGAGATATTTTAACTCTTACTTATATGAAAATGCTAAAGTAAAAAGAAGTGAAAGTATGAGAGGAGAACTCCATTGGAATTGGAAAGGTGGGAAAAAGTATTGCTATACTGGAAAAGAAAAATTTAATACAAATGATAACTACAAAAGATATGAATATGAGTTAAAATCACCTGATGGAACTATAATCAAAACAAATAGTTTAAGAAAAACTTGTTATAATAATGGATTGGACCATAGAACTATGAATAAAGTTGTAAATGGAAAAAGAAATCATCATAAAGGATGGACCGGCAAAATAATACAAAATTTGACTATATATTAAGTATCGTCGGCGCGAGGAGCACCTGGCAAAATCCAGGTTGACTCCTCCTTTTTTTATGGTAGAATGGTTAGAGGTATGAGAGTAAAATGACCGTAAAACTATCCTTACTTAAATCTGGAGAAGATGTGATCGCAGACATTCAAGAAATGATTGTTGGCGAAGGAGATAATGCTAGAGTCGTTGGATATTTTTTTGAAAATCCTTGTGTAGTCAAAATTATTGAAAAAACTTCTGATGATAGTGAAGAAACTGAAGCACCACGCAAACTCCAATTGACTCCTTGGATGCCATTTACAAATGATTCTAGAATTCCACTTCCATCAGATTGGATCGTAACTATAGTTGAACCAGTGCCTCAACTAAAAGAATTGTATAACAAAGGAGTGTTAAAAAATGTCAAAAATAATAAAGATTCTAGCACTAACCAACAGTCTGATTCTAATCAGTCAGATTGAAGAAGTAGGTGCTGATATTGGAGAACCGGACTGTAAGTTGATTGATCCATTTGTTATCAAACAAGATAAAACAATGGAACCATTTCTTTGCGGTTACACAAAACAAAATGAATTTATGATGAGTTCGGATAAGATTGTAACTCTTGCAGATCCTACACCAACTTTAATTGAAAAATACGAGGATTTAATCAAAGAATGACACAACGCTTTTATACTAATGTTCAGTTGATTGGAAATCAATTTTTGGTTCGTGGAGTAGAAAATGGTAAAAGATTTGAGACGAGAGATGAGTTCTTCCCAACCCTCTTTGTAAAAACTAAAAAAGATTCTAAGTATAGAACATTAAGTGGAGAAGCAGTAGAACCTATCAATCCAGGAACAGTGCGGGATTGTAGAGAATTCTATAAGAAATATGATGAAATTGATGGATTTGAAATTTATGGAAATGATCGATACATCTATCAATACATCTCAGAAAAATATCCAGAAGATGAAATTAAGTTTGATATCAGTAAAATTAAACTTGTAACCCTGGATATTGAGGTTGCTTCTGAGGCAGGATTCCCTGATGTAGAATCTTGCTCTGAAGAAATTCTTGCGATTACCATTCAGGATTATACGACTAAGGAGATTATCACTTGGGGTGTTAAACCATTCAAACATAATCGCAATGACTTGACATATCATTATTGTCCTTCTGAATATGAGTTATTAAGTCATTTTATCAATTATTGGATGGTAAATGTTCCTGATGTAATTACTGGATGGAATATTCAATTGTATGATATTCCTTACATCTGTAAGCGTCTCAATCGTGTCCTTGGTGAAAAACTGATGAAGCGATTTTCTAACTGGGGACTTGTAACAGAAGGAGAAACTTACATCAAAGGAAGAAAGCACACTACATTTGATGTTGGTGGACTGACACAACTTGATTATCTTGATTTGTATAAAAAATTCACTTATACAAATCAGGAATCATATCGTCTTGATTATATTGCGGAAGTTGAACTCGGACAGAAAAAACTTGATCACTCTGAGTTTGATACCTTCAAGGATTTCTATACTCAGGGATGGCAAAAATTTGTTGAGTACAACATCGTTGACGTAGAACTTGTTGATCGTCTTGAAGATAAAATGAAACTCATTGAGTTGGCTCTTACGATGGCATACGACGCAAAGGTTAATTATGCTGATGTGTTCTATCAAGTTCGTATGTGGGATAATATTATCTACACATACCTGAAGAAAAGAGATATTGTTATTCCTCCAAAGAATAAAACGCAAAAAGACGAAAAGTACGCTGGCGCATATGTAAAAGAACCCATTCCTGGGATGTATGATTGGGTGGTGAGTTTTGACTTGAATTCCCTATATCCTCATTTGATTATGATGTATAACATCTCTCCAGAAACACTTCTGGAAGAAAAGCACCCAACAGTTTCGGTGGATAAGATCTTGAATCAGAATCTTAATTTTGAACTGTATAAAGATAATGCGATTTGTGCTAATGGTGCAATGTATCGCAAAGATGTTCGTGGATTTCTTCCAGAATTGATGGAGAAAATCTACAATGAGCGTGTAATCTTTAAAAAGAAGATGCTTGCTGCAGAACAAGAATATGAAAAGACAAAGAATAAGGAGTTGGTGAAAGAGATTGCTCGCTGTAATAATATTCAGATGGCGCGTAAGATTCAACTTAACTCCGCTTATGGTGCTATTGGTAATCAGTATTTCCGTTATTATAAACTTGCAAATGCTGAAGCAATTACTCTTTCTGGACAGGTTTCCATTCAATGGATCATGAATCGTGTGAATTCTTACTTAAATAAAGTTCTTAAAACTGATGGCGAAGACTATGTTATTGCTTCAGATACTGACTCTCTTTATATTAATATGGGTCCTTTGGTTGAAACTGTATTCAAGGGAAGAGAGAAAACTACTGAGGGCATTGTTTCGTTCCTTGATAAGATCTGTAAAATGGAACTTGAAAAGTATATTGAAGGTTCTTACCAAGAACTGGCTGACTATGTGAATGCATATGAACAGAAAATGATTATGAAGAGAGAATGCGTTGCTGAGCGTGGAATCTGGACCGCAAAGAAACGATATATCCTCAGTGTTTGGGATAGTGAAGGTGTGCGCTATGAAAAACCAAAACTGAAGATTAAAGGTATTGAAGCAATCAAATCTTCCACTCCTGCCCCTTGCCGTAAAATGCTCAAGGATTCTTTCAACATTATGATGAGCGGTACTGAGGAGGATATGATTGACTATATTGATAAGTGTCGCCTTGAATTTAAAAAACTCCCCCCAGAATCCATTTCTTTCCCACGTTCAGCATCTGATGTTCAAAAGTATCAATCATCATCGGATATTTATGTGAAGGGAACTCCCATTCATGTTCGTGGAGCACTTTTGTTTAATCATTATATTAAAAAGAACAAACTTACTAATAAATATTCTTCTATACAAAATGGCGAAAAAATTAAGTTTATCTACCTCAAAAAACCAAATATAATTCATGAAAATGTTATATCATTTATTCAAGATTTTCCTAAGGAACTGAATCTTGACAAATACATAGACTATGAATTACAATTTGAGAAAGCATTTCTAGAGCCACTCAAAATTATTCTTGATTCTATTGGGTGGTCTGTAGAAAAAACTGCAAACCTTGAATCATTTTTTGCTTAATGGACTTCCTTAAAGATATTGTAAAAGAAATCGGTGATGACTTTACTAAGTTAGCATCCGATATTGACGAGACTGAGACTTATGTTGACACGGGTTCATATATTTTTAATGCACTGGTTTCAGGTAGCATATTTGGTGGCGTATCTGGGAATAAGATTACTGCTATTGCTGGAGAGTCTTCTACTGGAAAGACTTTTTTTGCTCTCGCAGTGGTTAAGAATTTTCTTGATACTCATCCCGATGGTTACTGTCTCTACTTTGACACTGAGGCTGCTATCACTAAATCTCTTTTAGAAAGTCGTGGAGTAGATACAAATAGAACTGTGGTTGTTAATGTAGTTACGATTGAAGATTTTCGCGGAAAAGCACTTAAGGCAGTAGATCTTTACTTAAAAAAACCTGTAGAAGAACGCAAACCTTGTATGTTTGTGCTAGACTCTCTTGGTATGCTTTCCACCGAGAAAGAAATCACTGATGCACTGAATGATAAACAAGTTCGTGATATGACTAAATCGCAACTTGTTAAAGGTGCTTTCAGAATGCTCACACTCAAACTAGGTCAAGCAAATGTTCCACTTCTTGTCACAAATCACACATACGATGTCATCGGAGCTTACGTACCAACTAAAGAAATGGGAGGAGGTTCTGGACTCAAATATGCAGCAAGTACGATCATTTATCTCAGCAAAAAGAAAGAAAAGGATGGAACGGAAGTGGTCGGAAATATTATCAAGGCTAAGACTGCTAAATCGCGTTTGAGTAAGGAGAATAAA